TTATTCTCAAGCCACTGCACTTCACGATTCCATCCAATCGTCACCTCGAATTCTCTTGTATCTGAGATATCTACAATCCTAGAATATGAACCACCATACAATGGTGAAGTCACATTTGGATCATAAACTATTCGAAGTCGACCACGATGATAATCAGAAGTCGCCACAACAAAGCGATATGTAATACTGCCACGCCAATATTTAAAAGGCTGAGCAGCATACGCCATAGGTGTGAGATGCATTTCTTGATCTCCAGCATCCAAGACTTTATCATACATTTGGGGCACTACATAGCAGGTGAACAGTAATTTATCATCTGTGTAAGATGTTTCCCATTTGAACCGCGTCAAATAACTTTCGCGTGTTAACATATCGGAAAGTTGCATCTCATCTTTATCATATCCCACTACGGAAGGATCAACAGTTAAGCCCTGTTTAGGGTCTAATGTCAATTTCTCTGTCATTTCATCTATACTTGAATAAGCCATATTTGACATGGGAGAAAGTTTGACCTTCATGGGTGGTCGGACCGTTACCGGTCGACTAAATCCAAAGAGAGAAGCTACCTTACTTACTGTATCAGCTCCTATTTCTGTGGCAGTTGCATATTTCCCTATGGCGGGCACTTTTGATAAAGCTCCAGCCATGCGTGCAATTGCCTTGGCGGGTTTTGATATAATACCATCACCATATTCATCACTAGCTTCCGAGCGTAGCACATTTGTGGGACCTCCAAGATCCACATTCTTGCACCACGCAAGCACGGTAACACTCAGCGGAGTAGTACTAACATTTGCATGTTCTAATCGCTGGTATGATGCTATGGTAATTCGTCCGATCTTCTTTAGATCTGAATCGAACGACGCCATTGGTGTGGGATAAACCCATGGCAAAATCATTTCACCACCAGAGGATGTTGTAGGATTTATATCTACATGAGGTCTCTGCGATCTCTCTATATTATCTACTGAGAGATAGCCTAGCCTAGTTGGATCTCTAGTGGCAAAGCCATAAGGATTATAGGACATAAATGCCCTTCCATAATAAAATGGATTCCCGTTCAACATTACCTTAACGCAAAGTTCAGCTTTAAAGTAACGGTAATTTTGGACTTTCTTAATAATGAATGGATGTGTCATATATAAAGTCCAGGGATCGAAAATGTCATACAAGTTGTCTCCAACTGCCCATTCCGTCTGAAAAATCTTGACGGGACGGTAGAGAAAACCAGCTAGACGTTGGTCTGCATAATCAATTTCTGCAAACGTTCGCTCCTTTGACACATTGGATGTTTCCTTATCTTCTGTCACATCACCTATCAACTGTGTTTGTTGTTGCATAGCGTGAGCATCTTCCACTTCGGAAACATATTTCTTATCTGATTGAAACGTAAACCCCTCTGGTTCAGAAATACCTGGGGGGCATCTAGCCGTTAATGTTTTATAAGTATGAGTGGTGGTCACATTCGGTTTAACGTCAGTTTTACACCAGTCCAATAACCACGAACTGGGTGACGGTTCCATTTAAACTTCAACTGTCATTTCCTCCTCCAGAAACTTGGTTCCCCATTTCTGTGAGTGGTAAATCAGTGACAATTGGTGCCCCATTCCCCGTAGGATTTAAGCAAGAGGGCGCTAGCTTTTTGATACCATAATTTTCCATCCAGAGGGATTCCCGCACGCTGTATGGCATTAGAGTTGTTCCTATCAAATTTTGATACTCCATCAACTCTACAACGTGAGTCATCTGTTTCCTCCGGGCCTCATACACACTTTCTCCATACAGAAACCACTCAGACATAGCACTCTCCAAACAACTGAGAGCTACTTCATCACGAGTGGCAGAAGCGGATACGGCATTGCAATGCAAAGACTTAAAAATCGCTGTTTCATCTAACAACGCTAAGTACATGCCCCTGTACTGCTGCCCATTTTCTTCAAATACATAATTAGGATCGAACCTGCTCTTACGCTTCAGAAAGTCAGTCTTTTCTAAAGGTAAATACGGAACAGATTCAGATTCTTTATCTGCCATGGTATACGTAAGACCAATCTTTGCATACTCTTTCTGCATCGTGGTGTGATTGTAATATGGACGGTCTTTCGACACGCTCATTAAATTATCATCACCATAAGTGGTTAGAGCAACATGATCTTGAAAAACTCCAGTATACTGATCCATAGGATAAATGGCATAATATATGTATCTCTGGTATAAAGAATTAACAATGGAATTGACATAGACAGTGAGATTTTGTCCCGAAGGATTGGTCCCATGCATCTGCATCAATTCCCCATTCAAATTGATCACTGGGAAACATACATCAGTCGCGATACCTTGCATAATTTTGATATCATCGTCAGTATAATTTCCAGATGCCACTGCAATATGAATAAGTATCTGATATGCCAATAAAGTTAGATGGCAACTCATATTCTGATCATAGGCAGTGAAATCACCAGCAACCATGCGTTCCTTGCCATATTTGGATACATGCTCAATCAATTGTGTCCAAGCTGGGCCATGCGAATTAATTCCAACAGCACACTCAGTTATCAAAGGTAAGTTAGAAAACCAATGACATATAGTCAAAAATCTCTTCCTCACGTTGATTGATAACGAGACAGGTGCGGCTTGGAAAATCCTAACCTTCTTCTTAGACAACTTGGTTGGTTCGTCCTTAGTGCAAGCCTTAAATACAGGATAACAGCGTTCACCAGTGCGATAAACTTCTTCTTGTTTCTTCGCAAGTGCTACTGCACGTTCATCCATAATTCGAGTAATAGTTCCATCTTCATTATGGAGTATTGTCATGTACTCTTTCTTTGGCTTATTAATAGGAAAACCCATAGAAGTATTAGTCTTAAGTGGATCAACAAATGACATACCTTCTACACCATTGATTGCTTCTTCATCAGTGAGCACTCTAACTTCTTTAAGCAATTTCTTACCCAAATCAGTTGCTAATGCTTTGTCAATTGCACTTGTGTAATCAAGAACAGCCCAGCTTAAAATCCTTGGATCCATTGTGTGTGAACAGGATCCAACTGAGCTTAAGTACTCTTGATAAGGTTGCCAAGGGGGTATTCTATCTTCGCCCTTCCTACAATTTGCAGGAGGTCCATAAATATTTTCCACACCTGTGGCTTCCTTCACTGAGTCTGAAAGTATTGAAGGTGCAACACTAGTTCTAGGTCGCACGGCAAATTGATCAATCATACCATAATGATCGAAGGCAATCTCTTCCTGAAATCTCGCTGGACTTTTAGGTGAGATGTACGGTGCTGGAGCATAATCGATCCCATATTGATTGGTTTCGAAAGTTCCTTCACTTGCCATCGGTACAACTAATCTATTTGCGTTCAATCTTTCAATAGCACTTTCCAAATGTTGTTTGGTAACCATCTCGGCGGCACACATACCAAATTTTTCTTGCGTTCCTGCAAGGTGAAATCCGACTATATAACTATCGTTTTTCGCATCTCTAATATGTGTTGCCATACACAAACCATTAAATGAAGGTTCTTCACGCTGATAGTGAGTGCCATGTGTAAACCGACCTGAGTCAGCATCCACTGGACTAAAATTTCTCAATTTCATCCTCTCTACAGTTAATTTCCCTTCTGGTGTTCTGTATAAAAACCGAGTCAACATTTCTCGCTTTGATATCTCACTAGGAAAGAATTTTGTCAAGTCTTTCATCGAACCTGCCTGGGGAAAATACACCAATTGCAAGTCAGAATCAAAATGTTCGCATTTCGGTTTAGGTTCTTCCTTTCGGAATGAGAATAAGCTTTCGCTTATCCACGCTCCGTCAAGATTCTCCGTTACGAATTTACTAACACGAGACGTAAAGTTCTTTCCTGGTAATCCATCCTTCCCTTCATTCATAACTATCTTCAATGAATATCCTTCGATAAGTTTTAAATGTTGGGGTATCATGAGAATTCCCGATTTGACAAATAGGCCATTGCAACGTTGACGCTCATACCCTTTCGGATCGATCGTAACAACACTGCAAAGTTGTTTTCCAACTGCTGTCATCAAATCTTCCACATTGGAGCCTGGCAAAATACCATCTGGCAGTGGTTCTACTGCCACTTGTTTCCACATGTTATTTTCATCACGTTTGACAGTAAGGTCATCGCCCTCACTAGCCAATTTTCTGAATCTTCGAACATGGGTCCAAATTTTGTATAATGCCATGAAACCCATAACAAAAGAAAGTCCTAGCCCAAATTGCTTGGCATAAACTTCTATGAGTTCTGGAAGTTGCCTCCAAAAATGGTCCAATTCCAAGTATACTTCGGTAGCCCTTCTCAGGTAACTACGTATAGCAAAGATTAGACCAAATGAAACAATTCCTAATGCTCCAAATGGCGTGTTGATCCAAGACCAACATTCTCGTACACGGCCGACAATTGCTTCACAAATGCGTGGATTATTAATAATCTCTCGATGGACAGCATCTCTAGAATACAAAAACAATTCTCTAAATGCAAGGTATACGATGAGATCAACCCACAACATAATGTCAAACAACTTATTTGCTAATGTCCAGCCAAATTTCACAACATCTTCATCGTAAATAAAACCATGTTCCCGTGCGATAGGCACCCACTTACTATTCAAGTAATGTATTCCTTGGGACACGGTTTCTTTCACAGTATGGAAATCGCAGAGACAAAACGCAACAAACACGATGATAGAAAAAGAAATTTTACTCCAATTAAAAATGTTCCATTTAGATCTTACGGGTTCATGCAGGGGCACAATAGCTCCTGCCTCACTCCTGTAAGAAGGTGTACTAATAATTGTCCGAAGCTGTTCCAAACGGCCTCTTTCAAAAGCATTGAGGCTATTTGTAGGGACATTTTCTAGTCTCCTAAATTCTTCTATCATCTCTAACATACTAACACGTTGTTCACAATTAGTGAGAGGGCAACTCTGGCAACTTATTCCTGCAGTTTCACCCACACACTCCTTGCACCACGTCAATAATCTACCGTGGGAACACATAGGAATTTTACCTCCTTCTTCAGTGCTCTCCACAGCTGATTTCTGATTCTTGTTGTGCTGGAGTATGCGAGGTCGCATGAATTCCATTAATTCGCCAAAATTCAAATCCTTTGCCAACTCTCTTTCCACAGCCAATTGAGCTTTATGATCCTTACCATCTTGGTTCACTCCAACGAACTCTACCACTCGAAAATTCCACGCATCTGGGCAATAATTACCACGCTCGGCTTCTCTGGCTAAAGCAGCCTGATCAACCATTGTGGTGCCACGCCTTTGAAAGGCAGGCTTAACTACTGCATCTATATGCAATGAAAATCTTCTGAGGACAGAAACTGGTTCATTGGAATAAGGTCGTACCCAATCCGCTCCCCAAACATTTGTCGTGGCGCAGACGATGCGAGGTTCAATTTGAATTTTACCTTTCATCTCCGCTTCGGCCATAACAGCTGTTCTTTTCACATTGTTAATAAAATTAATCAAGTGAACAGTGGGATTGGAGTCGGTCGTACCTACCTTAGAATTAGCAAGGTCGTCCAGTAAGACAACTTGTGTGAATGGCCTGTAATCTGAATGATATTTGTCCGATTCATTCAACGTACATATCTGATTAGGTTCCAAAATAAAATTTGGTTTCCCTTCATCTGCAGCTATCACCTTCATATTGTAATGAATGAGATTATTGATGATGGTACTTTTACCAATACCAGAAGGGCCATGCACTAAAAATGCAAAAGGGGCTCGACGCAACCCACCTGATGTCTTGGACAAATCGTATGTAGTCCGCAACTTGATGAGTTGTTCTAATCGGCGATTCACGAGAGGTTGCTCTCCTTTTGGAAGAGCTTTTACTAATGTTTCACCAAATGTAATAAGATTGTGGAGACCAAGTTCATAGTCTCTACCATCTAACCACGGTGTTTTACTCCACTGATGTAGAGAAGCACATTCTGAGTGGCCAATGTATTTTACACAATCTCTGTCAAAATCAACAGCTCCTTTCTCAGTTAAGAATAAAGGATATGGTGATCCTGCCAGAAAAC